CGCAAAGCAAGAGTGTTTATATAATTGTCTGAGTGAGGAACAATTTAATAAGGTATGGAAAACCCTCAAAGGTATGGTTGGTCTGATGAAGACTGATTACACCATTGAGGATTTGTCATATGAGGAGTTAACCGTACAGAAAGGAGAGGAAGCAAGTTATTGACAATGTATAGATAGACTGTTAAAATTGAACTGAAGTCAATTCAAAGTTATGGCAAAAGGATTTACTGTAAAGGCAAAACCGCCTGCGAAGAAAGAAGAAGCAGAGTGGGACATTGCCGCGATTAAGGAACGTATGCGAGGAAAGACAATTGTATTTTGTCTGCCTGGTCGTGGATGTTCATATACTTTTCTAAAGAATTTCGTACAACTGTGCTTTGATATGGTACAGAATGGTATGAGTATTCAGATCAGTCAAGATTACTCTTCTATGGTTAATTTTGCCCGTTGTAAGTGTTTGGGTGCGAATGTACTTCGTGGACCAAAGCAAATTCCTTGGGATGGTAAACTGGAATATGATTATCAGTTGTGGATTGATAATGACATTGTATTCAACTCAGAAAAATTCTGGCAATTGTGTGATCTTGCAATCTCTGAAGACGGCACAGAACGTGAAGTAGCTGCTGGGTGGTATTCCACAGAAGATGGTCACACAACCTCAGTAGCACACTGGTTGGAAGAAGATGACTTCCGTAAGAATGGTGGAGTGATGAATCATGAAACTATGGATACAATCACCAAGCGTAAGAAACCATTTACTGTTGATTACACTGGATTTGGTTGGGTACTGATCAAGAAGGGTGTCTTTGAGAACTTGGAGTATCCATGGTTTGCTCCTAAGATGCAAGTCTTTGAATCTGGTCAAGTTCAAGATATGTGTGGTGAAGACGTATCATTCTGTCTTGATGCAAAGGAAGCAGGTTTTGAAATTTGGTGCGATCCTCGGATTCGCGTTGGTCACGAAAAAACTCGGGTTATTTGATAGGAGATTATTACAATGGCAAAAAGCATGATGAAAGGTGGGAGTTATGTCCCCGGAAAACCGAAAAAAACTCGTCAAGGGTCATCACAACATACCCTGCTTTCCGCGACTTCTCGTAATAAAGCAAAGAAGAAATATCGTGGACAAGGTAGGTAAATAAGTAAAGTTACATTAATTTAATGGCGGCACTTATTTGTAATCTTCCTTCAGTAGAGGTATGGGTTAGAAAAGAATATCTGACAGATCATCAAAGTGGTCATGGAGAATTCGTAAAAGGCGTCTGGGTTTCGGCAAAGTCGATTCCTGGGCGCACTTTTTATTTTGAGACGTATTTACCTGAATATGCAGCGATGTATGATAAACTACCTATCAGCGCGTTTCTCTCGTCTCCGACGCTTCCAGACCCCGATATGGACCTTCCTAACCTACAGTTCTGGAACTGTATGGATTATGGTGTAGTTTCAGTTACGAAGCAATTTATTGGTAGTATGGATTATGAACTATATACAAGAGACTTTGGAATTCAGAAAGGAACTTATATCTGTACTTTAGATAATTACCATCAAGATCCAGATGTAATTGACTATGCAACAAGCGAAAATCCTGCTGAGCACAAATCACATAATCTGATTGAATTAGATAATGGACAATACGCACTCTATCCTAATAACAGAATGCGTATTTTTGATAATAGTTTGACTCCTGTTGATCCAAAGATGCCCGACTTTAAGGTTTCAACACAATATTATCAAGTTGAGAATGGATTTGAGCGTCTTGGAATGGGTAGAGAGGACGAATACTTCTGGAAAACTGCAAAAGAAAGAGAAATTGCTGAAGAAGATTCTTAATTAAGGGATAGCAACCCCTTAAAAAGTTCTGATTTACCAATCAGGAGAACCAAATGGGCAATTCACCAGTGGACAGAGATGTAAATTACATGAAAGAAACCTGGGGAACAGTCGAATTAATTACGGACTATCATTCTATGACACCAAACAATGACTTTTTAGACAACTTAGGTAATCATCAACATCAAAAGATGCTTCGTGAAATTTCAAATGATGATTTAACACCTAAAAAACATGATTTTAAAGTGCAAAATGAATTGCATGAAAAGATTCGTAATGATGATGATTATGATGATTGGGAATATGGAACTGAACCAATTCCGCTCAATGAATTTTGATCCAAATCCTTGATAAATAAGTATAAATTGCTGTATTTTAGTGCCTCTAGAAAGAGTAAGTCAGGGTTTTAAAGATATTAGTATGACTTTTCAGAGAAATCCTCTGAATGGAGATCTGCTTGCTCTTAAGAATGAGTCTGCAATAGCGCGTTCAATTCGTAATATTGTTTTTACAGTACCCGGAGAGAAGTTTTTTGATCAGACCTTTGGGTCTAGAATCACTGCTTCTCTCTTTGAAAATATAGATGATATATCTGCTATTAGCGTTGCGGATGAAATACGTGAATCGATCACTCGTAATGAACCAAGAGTGAATTTAATATCAGTGAATGCCTATCCAAACCCAGATCAGAATTCATTTGATGCTGTTATTTTATATGACATCATTGGAGCGGACGTTCCACCACAAGAATTACAATTTGTTTTGCAACCAACTAGGTAAAAATGACACTAGTCAACTTTTCTAACTTAGATTTTGACCAAGTAAAACAATCCTTGGTCGAGTATCTTAAGTCAAACTCTAATTTTACAGATTATGACTTTGAAGGATCCAATCTTTCAACGATTTTAGATGTACTTGCGTATAATACGTACATCACTTCATATAATGCAAACATGGTTGCAAATGAAGTATTCATTGATAGTGCGACATTAAGAGAAAATGTCGTATCTTTAGCAAAAAATATCGGATATTTACCTCGTTCTAGAAAGGCAGCAACTGCGGTTATAAGTTTCTTCGTTGATACTACTTCAATTACACCAACTCCAGCAAGTATTACCCTTAAAAAAGGTCCTGTAGTGACTTCTACTTCTGGATTTGGTAATCAATCACGTATTTTTTCGATATTAGATGATATTACAGTTCCAGTTTTCAATGGAATTGCTACATTTAATGATATTAGAGTTTATGAGGGATCTCTTTTAACATCCAATTTTACATATTCTACTAGAACTCCCAATCAAAAGTTCATTTTACCAAATAGTGGTGTTGATACTGACTTAATTTCGGTCACTTTAAAGAACAATCAACAGTCAACATCTCAAACTAAGTATAGTTTGCAGCATAAACTGTTAGATGTGAAAGCAGATTCGAAAGTTTACTACCTACAAGAGATCGAAGGCGAAAGATATGAACTATTTTTTGGTGATGGCATCTTTGGTGAGAAGTTAAAAGAAGGAAATTTCATAACTGCCAATTATATCGTATCTAATGGTGATGCAGCTAATGGAATAAATCAGTTTAATTTCTCTGGAAATGTTTCATATACAAGAAATGGAGAAAATTACATTGTAACCTCGGGCATTTCCCTTGTAACAACGATCTCTCCTGCTACTGGTGGAGAAAATATTGAATCTGTAGAGTCGATTAGGAAGTATGCACCTAAAGTTTATGCAACTCAAAACAGAGCGGTCACATCTAATGACTATGAAACTCTAATTCCTTCTCAAATCTACCCTCAAACGGAATCAATATCAGTTTTTGGTGGAGAGGAGTTGGTTCCGCCTCAATATGGAAAGGTTTTTATTAGTATAAAACCAAGAACTGGAGATTTTCTCTCAAATTTGTCGAAGCAAGACATAAAAAATAAGTTAAGAAAGTACGCTGTTGCTGGAATTGTCCCAGAAATTCTAGATTTGAAGTATTTGTTTATTGAAATTGATTCAAAAGTTTATTTTAACTCAAATTTAGCACCATCTTCAGCATATGTTTCCGATTTAGTTCAAACTAATGGAAATAAGTATTCAGAATCAACAGAATTAAACAGATATGGTGCAAGATTTAAGTATAGTAAGTTTTTAAAAGTTCTTGATGACAGTCATGAATCAATTACATCGAATATTACGACTGTAAGTATGAGGAGAGACTTAAGAGCAGTCTTAAATTCATTTGCTGAGTACTCAATTGGTTTTGGTAATGAATTTTATGTTAAATTCCAAGATGGATACAACATAAAATCATCTGCTTTTAAGATTGCAGGAATTCAAGATGATATTTACTTCTCTGACATCCCAAATCCTGGCGGATCGACAGGATCTTTATTCTTTTTCACTCTACCATCTGAAAATTCTCAAAGTCCCACTATCGTAAGAAGAAATGTAGGTGTAGTTGATTATGTTAGAGGAATTATTACTTTAAATCCAGTTAATATTTTGGGTGGAAAAGTAAAAGATGGACAAACTATTATTGAAATATCAGTTTCTCCAAAATCTAATGATGTTGTCGGATTACAGGACTTGTATTTGCAGCTAGATATTAGTAACAGTAATTTTGAAACTATTGTGGATGAAATTTCATCTGGATTAGATCCTTCGGCATCAAATTATGTTGTCTCTTCTAGTTATCCAAACGGAAATTTGGTACGCTCTGGAGGACGTTCTAGTGTAATAACCACCGCTGCCCCTTCTACTACCGCACCAACAACAAATCAAGCAGTTTCTAGCACTGTTTCCACTTCAGGTGGTTCAGGTTCATCTTATTCTACTCCAGTTTCCACTTCAGGTGGTTCAGGTTCTTCGAGTTCAGGTTCTTCGGGTTCATCTTACTAAGTCTGTAAAATATTAAAATGTCAGAAAAAAGAGTACAACTTAACAATATTGTTAAAAGTCAACTTCCCAATTATGTTAGGGATGAGTTTCCTCTAATTGAGGAATTTTTAGAGCAATACTACATTGCTCAAGAATTTCAAGGTGCTCCTGTCGATTTAATTCAAAATATCGACAAGTATATAAAAATTGATGAGACAACAAATTTAACAGAATCTGCTTTTATTGGTGTAGGAATTGATGAATTTGATGAAACAATAACTGTAAGTGGTTCTCTTTCTCCCCAAGGCACAAGAGGATTTCCTGATTCATATGGTCTTTTGCAGATTGGTGATGAAATTATTACATATACGGGAAAAACTGACTTTTCATTTACAGGTTGTATAAGAGGTTTTAGTGGAGTAACTTCATTAAAAGATGATTTTAATACTGATCAATTAGTATTCAAAACTTCAGAATCCTCTAGTCATGAATCTGGTTCAGAAGTAAAAAATCTGAGCGTTTTATTTTTAAAAGAATTTTTACAAAAGACAAAACGTCAAATACTTCCTGGCATCGAAAATAAATCTTTTAATGAAGATTTGAATGAAAAATTATTCCTAAAGAATGCTAGAGATTTTTACCTCGCTAAGGGTACAGATAGAGGTTTTGAAATTTTATTCAAAGCTTTGTATAATGAAGACGTAAAAATCGTTAAACCATCTGAACTTTTAAGTACTCCATCCAACGCACAATGGAGAGTAACTAATGATTTGGTAGTCGAACCCATTTTTGGAGATCCAGAAAAACTCCAAGGATCAACTCTTTTTCAAGATCCATATGGCAGCAAAATCAATAAAGCATTCTTTAGGAATAATTTTTCATT